CTTCGGAACCTGCTGGGGCGGAAATGCTGGCAGGGGAGCCGCGACGCATGGGCTAGCATAGCAGGCTCATCTGTCGCTCGGATTGGCTCATCGTGTCGCGCTTGCGCATGTTCGCCTTGCTCCACATTGGCTGGTAGTTCGTGAAGTGCCAGCAAATGCGCTGATGCTCGGGGTTGGTTTGGTCAAAGCTCGCGCATGGCTGGATGTGGTCGAGGTGCCACTTGCCCTTGCCTGTGCCGTTGTTGTGCCATCCCATGCCCTGCTTAAACTTCGATGAGATATATCGCTTGAACTCAACGCGCGAGCATCCGAGAAGCGCAATCATGCGCGAGCTTTCTCCCGCTTCGTTTCCTAGCAGCTTGCGCAGCCGTCGCCTGATTAGCTGATACATTCGGAACGTTGGGTCTGTCCTGTATCGGTGCCGGAATCTCTGCGCGGTCGTCATCGGCTCGGGTTTGTTGCACCGCTTCACCACGCGCACCATTGCCGCGTGCAGGTCGCCGACTGTCTCCTTTTGCGCCTCGCGCTTGCTCGCCTTCCTAAGCACTTCCATCATTGCGCTGTGTAGATTGCGTAACCGTGCAGGCTTTGATTCCTCTCCGTTGCCGGGGTTGTTCGGCGCATACACGCCCTGCTCAATCAGGATTTCGCGGACGATGCGCGGCGAGATGGCAAGGCGCAATGCGATTGGCTTTGCCTTCAATCCGTCGCGGTAAAGCGCAACAACCTCGGCAGTTTTTTCGCGTGCTTTGCTGTGTTTTCTCATCGCGCCGCCTCCCTGCGCGCCTTCATCGCAGCCCGGCCCTTGGCAGCGTTGGCCTGCCGTGCGGCGATGCTGGCAGGCGTGAGCGTCTTCGGCTTGCCCTTGGCTTTGCGGCCAAGGGCGACGGCGTGCGGGTCTTTCATGGGTGATACGCTAGAGCGGTTGCGTGCGCATGTCAAGCGCGGCCAATCCCTCGCGCGTATTGCTCGACGTGCGCGGCGTGCTCCTCGGCATAGCCGGGACAGCGTTTGAGCAGCCAGAGGTGGCAGGCGATGCGGATGTCGTCGCAGCTTTCGCCGTGGCGTTTGCTGCTCACTGCGTCGCGCTCCTTCCAGCGGGAGCGGTAGTTGAGGTGCGTGTTGGCGGAATGGGTGCGGTTTCTCATGGGGTGGGGGCTAGCGGTCTTGTGCAGCGTCGGCGCAGTGGATGGCCAGTTCGGTGATCTCGTCGTAGATGGCCTCGAGCCGCTGGCGGCGGCTGCGATGCTCATCGATGGCCGTGCCGACGGCTTCCGGGCCTTGCGGGTAGTAGTCGCGTCCGTTGGGGCCGCACTTGGCGAGGGCGTCACCGGCGGCGGTGATGGCCTCCATTGCGGCGCGGTATTGCTCGAGCAGGTCTTTGGCACTGGTGCCGTTCAGGTGGATGGTCGGTTTGGTCATGGGGTTAGCGGTCTTGTGCTGCGTCGGCGGCGTCCTCGGCCAGCCCTGCCAGCGTGTCGGTGATGTCAGCCCCGCAGGCGAGGCAGATGCCGTGTTCGTGCTCCTCATGGTCGCACTCCTGCTCGGCCCTGTATTGCCGTGCGGCCTCGGCCCCGAAGCACGTCGGGCAGTCAGGGGCGCCGCAGTCGCGCAGACGGCAGCCCCTCATCGGTCGCGTCAAGTGCGTGCTCACAAAAGCAGTCCTTGGTTGCGCTGTTCCGCCAAGCAAATGGTGTCATTGTGCGCAGCGCCGTGGCAGCACATCAGAATCTCCAGCTGCTCGAACCCGTGTTTCTTGCCCATCCCGGCAGAGTTCCATCCAAAGCTCAGGACGACGGCATCGCACGCGAGCACGGGCATCAGAGCGGCCTTAATGCGGGCGTATAACGCGGCGTTCTGAGTTTCCTTCATCCCGACCGTGATTCCAGCCTCCTTGTAGCACTCCGAGATTTGGCGCGGGCTGTATGGCGGATCGAAGATTGCCACGTCACACTTCACGCCTTTCGCGGCAAGCATCCGCAAGAAGTCCTCGGCGTCCATGTGGTGATCCGCTTCCGTCTTGGGGTTCAGGTCGTTCGTGTGCGTCGCCCATCGCTTGTTCCTCGCGAACGGATCGACCGAGCATTTCGCGCCAGTCAAATACCGGCGCACGAAGTCACCAATCGGTTTCACGCTGAACGTGTCGGCGGATGGCATCGCCCAAATGCGTTCAAACTTCATCGCCGCTGTTTTTCTTGAGGATTGCCCCGTGAGCGAAGTCCGCGCTTTGCTTGTTTCCGCTGTAATCCGCTTCTCCGACTTGGTTGCCGTTGGTGTCAATCGTCTGAATCACCGTTGACCGCGTGGCGCGGTCATACCACCGCAACACCGTGTTGCCGTTTTTGCAGATCGTTTTGCGTTTCATGGGGTCGAATGTAGCGGGCTGCGTCCGTGCGTCAACAGTATTTTCTTTTTATTTTGTGAACGGCTTTTCAAGGCCACGGCTCCCAAAACTCCATCGCCTCCACCGCGCGCAGCAACTCGGCAAATCCGGCGAGGATTTCCTCGTGCGTGAGTCGGCGCGGCAGGTCAGGGAAAAAGTCGAGTTGGCTCATTTCGCGAGTGGGGCGAGGGCTGCGCGTGCTGCCATCCAGTGCGGCTCGGTCTCGGCTTCGTCGCCGCTGAATCCATCCATTTGCCGCACCTCCATTTCCGCGATGAGCATTTTTTCCAGCGCGTCCCGCAGCCGTGCGGCGTCGGCGCGTGCGTCGTCCCGCTCGGCGGTCGTGAGGTGCAGCGCGAGCAGGCTGCCGTTGTTGCGCGCGATGTGCTCGTCCCGCTCAGCGCGGGCTGCGTTGCGCTCGCGCTCTAGGCGCTCGCAGAAGGCCACGATTTGGCAATCGTCGGGCACGTTGTCGGTGAACATTGCGTCTGTTTCGGGTGTGGGTTGGTCGGTCATTTGTGGGATGTGTTTGGGTTATTTCTTTTTGACGTAGCAAAGCAGCGCGGTGTTGAACTCCAAAAAGAACTCGCGAAACGTGCCTTCTTCGCGATCCTTTTCGACGATGATTTTTGCCGGTATCATTCCAGCGGTTGACTTGCCTTCCTCTGCGGCCCGCTCCATTTCGATATTCCGCCACACGACAAGCACGTTGTCGGCGTTGTCGCGGATGTGCCCGCTCCCCTTGATGTCGTGTCCCTGCGGTGCGTCCGAGCCGGGAGATTTGCGAGGGTGCGCGATTAGGTGAACATGCACGCCGGTTGCGCGGCTGTATTCCGCCAGGTCGGTCACGAATTTGTTTTGCGCTGGGTAATCTTCCTCCAGTCCTTCCACGCGCATGAGTGAGTCAATGACGAGGTGCGCGATGCCGTAGCGCGCGTGCGCGTAGTTGATCATCTCGAAAAGCACGTCGCGCGAAATGCCGCCCGTCTTGTCGCAGAACAAAAGATGCTTCGACATTGCTTGCGCCATTTTCTTTGCGTCCCCTTCGTTTGCTACTCTCGCGCCGATGGCGATGATAATCCGGCGAAGAACTTTCGCGGGGGTCATTTCCAAGCTGATAATGAGCGACGGCCTTTTCGTCTGCATCGCAAGGTGAATCATTGCGTAATTCACCACGCTGCTTTTGCCGTGGCCGCTTGTTCCAGTCCACACGGTAAGCTCGCCGGGGCGAAAGTGGAACGATAGCGCACAGTCCCGATGATGCACGGTCTGCGGGATCGTGTGCCCGAGCATTTCCTCCGTGCGAAAGAACTCCCGCGCGCACGCTTCTCCGAAATGCCCTGCGTCGAACAGGTGCGCGACGGTCGGGTATTCGGACGATTCAAGCCAGCGCCGCGCGTCGTATGCCGTGACGTGCTGTTTCAGCGCGTCGTTTGCGTCCTTGTGTGGGAATTTCACCACGCGCACGCGATGCTTTCCGAGCCGAGAGATAGCCGTTGCAAGTGCGGCCTCGGTCTTTCCGTCGTTGTCGAAGCTCAGATAGATCGTTTTGAACGGTTCCAAGTTGTCCCATTCAAAGTCGATCCACGTTTGCCCGCTTCCGTTCGGGATACTGAGTGCGGGGATTCCCCATTGCGCCCACGTCATCGCGTCAATCTGGCCTTCGCAGATCAAGATTTCGCGGGCCTTGTAATTCTCCGGCGTGAGTGACTGCCAGCCCCAAAGCGAGGGCGCTGCGTCCTTGTCCTGCCACACCTTCTTGCGGCCCTTGTCATCCAGCGCGAGTGCCCGATAGGAGCGATTGAGCAACACGCCGCTTGGCGAGTAGGACGGAAACACGATGGCTCGCCTTTCAGCGTCGCCTTGCACGCGGTAGCGATTCACGATTTCCGGCAGGAGCTTCCGCTCGTCCACCATCCAGTGCATCGCCCTTCCGTCCGCGCTGATTGCGGGCTTGTCGTCCTGCGGGCGGGTGTAAGACTTGGCCGGCGCTTCTTCCACGATGCCGAGCCAGCCCTTTGCCTCGGTGATGGCTTGCGGGAGCGAGACGCCCTTGACCGCGCACCAAAGGTCGAGCGCGTCGCCTTTCTGTTCTTGCCCGTTCCAGTCGCACCAGTTCCCGGCGTAGGTGCCGGACAGATGCACGGAAAGGCTTTTGCCGCTTTCGCCATTCACGCCGCCGACGTGCCATGCAGCGCCTTGCTGCCGTCCACCCGGCAAAAGGTAGGTGACGAGGCCGAGCATGTTGCTTGCAAGCCGGGCCGAGACTTCTGCCGCTGAGATTTTCGCTTTCATTCCTCGAAGATTTCCTCCAGTTCACCCGGCGCGCATGGCGGGCGGTTTGCTTCTTCCAACATCCGTTGCAATTCCTCGGCCTGCTCCCATGCAGCTTTGTCACACGCTGCCTTGCGCCGTTCCTGTTCAGCGCGGTCGTCTGCCGTCATTTGACGCGCTGGAGCGGATGCGGTTGAAATTGTTCGCGTGTCCGAAGATGCCCTGTTAAGCCAGTTTGTGAAAAATCGGCGAGTGCATTGCCGTGAATTTGTTTTGCACCACACTTCCGCTTTTGACAGTTCTCGCTTCACGTCCAGATGCCGATACGCCTCTGCCGTTTGAAGTTGTTCCATCCATTCCGAATCACTTGCTGACGGCCTCGGTTTCGAGGCTTTCCCTGTTCCCTGTTCCCTGTTCCCTGTTCCCTGTTCCAGCGGGGATGAGTCGGGGATAGGTAGGGGAACGGTCGGGGATGAGTCGGGGAACGTAGCTAACTCCTTGAGTTTGCTAGTCTTGAACTTGTCTCCCTTTTGGTGTTTCGAGAAATTCACCACATGCCCAACCTCCCTCCCTTCTTGGTCAATTCCGATCCTGATATACCCTATGCCGGACAGCTCCCCGACCGCTCCCCGAATCGTCCCCGAGTCGTCCACGAATGGAAAAAGCGCGGCGCGAATTAGGATCGGGTTGGCGTAGAAATACCCCTCGTCGTCCGCAAGATTCAGCAGGCCGATTGCCATCAGTCGCGTAAAATGTGGCAGTCGAGACAGCGTTTCGTGCGCCCAAAATTCCGGCTTCAAGGTGCGGATTCTCATGCCGCCTCCAATCCGGCCTTGGCCTGCAACGTCCACGTCTCATGCCAGAGCGTGTGACACTCTCGGCAAAGCGCAATCACGTCCTCGGGGCGCTCAAAGCCCCTGCGGTTGTAGTTAGTGTGATGCACGTCTTTTGCGTCCTTCCCGCAAAAGCACTGGTTGAGGTATCGCTTGATCGCGACAAGCCTGACTTCGTTCCAGTGCTCCGTTTGCAGGTATTCGGCGTATGGCATCGAGCGCAGCA